CCGTTCAGTGCATTCTTCAATGCACTTGATGCTTCTTTTAGTGAAGCAGATAATGTATCTAATTGTCCAGAAACTTCATTGTTATAAGTCTGGCTCTCATTGACACCGATCTCGCTTTCGATGCTTGATACTAGTGCAGGTAATTCTTTGACTTGCATCTGACCGATATCTTCAAGCATCTTCTGCACTTGATCTACCATGTCTTGTGCAGCTAGTACGACTTGTGATTTCTCTACTTCTTCATTCTCAAACACGATGCGCGGTTGAGGAGCATTTTTCAGTTCATACATGTGGTCTTTTAATGCTTGTTCCATAAAAACAAGTTTCATGTATGATGCATCTGTATTCTTACCATAGGTAGATTGTTTTGATTCATTGATCAATCCGCGCACTTTAGTGAGCATGGTTCTAGCCGATGACATAGACATCTTACCTACATTGAAAGGGATCTCATATTGCTCTTTTAGAGCCTTAGTCGCGTAGCTGCGGTTATTAGCGAGTTCTGTTAGTTTCATAGTTGTTTCCAAACAAATTTATAATGTATTTATCATTTATGTGATGATAATGAGGATTTTGAAGCCAATCTCCTCTCCTGCCAATTACGGGAATTATTTATATATTTAGACAATTCTTCATTAATCAGCCGTCGTTCCATTTTTTCTTCACCTAACTTAGCCAGATAAATCAGTTTTTCTTCTGTTTTTTTAGTGTGCTTTGCTAGCTTCTGATGCACTTGGATCTCTACCTCGATACCAGCTAATCTGTTATCCAGATAAACTATCCTATCTGAATCTCGGATACTATTCCTTTTGTCGAATGAACACCAAGCTACTGCGTTCTTCAATACATTGAATGTTTTCTTATCAGCTACCCTATGTAATTCCACTTGATACATCTCATTAGTTCTTGTTATTCTATACTTGTTGTACAGATGGTATGAACCATCATTATCCTGCGAGATAGACAAATCTTGCAATTTTTCCATATCTTCTGTGGGAATGGTTCTTGCTAATTTCGCTATCATTTTGTCGTTAATCATCTTTCAATACCTTAAAATATATATTTCTCAATTCATCCGTGCTATCTAGCATACTAGGAAGTTTATCCCATTCTGTGCGGCACTTGATCATGGGTACTTGGTCGCAGTCACTGTACAGTGCGCCCAATTCATCTACCCCGTCGTTGAATACACTAGGATGCTGGATCGTGAAATCGAATGACCAGCATGGATAAATCTCATCTTCTACCTGCTCAAACAGAAATCCAAAATCAGTGAATTCATCGAATCTGATACCACTTCGTTTGGGTCTTTTCACATTTTCAGGCTGGCTGCGTAGTGATATGACTTGCTGTATAGTATCAAAATTACCCTGTGTATTGCGTTTATAGATCCATTCCTGCATATCCTGATCGGCCTGAGGTCGTTGACGATTAGGTACATTAGTCTGTGTGATATCAAACAGTGTATAGCAGGTTATAGTATAACTCATACTACTATTTAATAGAGGTAAAAAAACCCTAGAAATTCTAGGGTTCTCTTATACATAAAGCTAACTATTAGTTAGTGAATGTTGCTGTAGCTGTAGTAACAGTTGTGTTAGCTACTCCACCTGCAGTCAATGCAGCAATGACTGCTGCGTTCAATGTTGTTGTAGTCCATGCAGCGACTGGATAAACAGCCATTGCCAATTTGTCAGGAGCTGCAGATGTGAACTCATAGATGTAAACTGTAGCTAATTGTTGTGTAGCTTGGATGATCAAGCTAACTTGAGTACCAGTCAATGCTGTAGAACCAGATGCTGTGACTGTGAAGAAGTCTAGCTTAGGACCTTGAGGTTGAACTGTAGCCGCAGAACTAACTGCGTTTGCACCACTGTTTGTGTATGCTGGTGAGTCAAAGTTGATTACCGGTAGAAAGTCACCGTTGACTTTTGAAAATTGTGCCATTTTAAAATTCCTTTTATAAGTTGAAGCCTACTGCCTCATAGATATATTTATGCCTGGCACACAAAAATCATGGATTTGGGTCAGATTTTAATCTAAATTTCCTTTGACCTTATCGTATAATGGCTCACCGGGTTTGATTTCCTGTCCACCTATAGAGACTTTCTCAGTATTTGGTGCAGCAGCAGTTGGATTTAGTTCACTGTTTATATAAGATAATATTTTCTTTTTCTGCTTAGGATTCAATTGATCGATGATTGATATAGCTTGTGCGAATTTACTAGACCCTGCGTTTTGAGCGTTTCCAGCATTCGATGTGTTTGCTGCGTTTCTATTATTAGGAGCCCGGGTAGGAGCAGAATTCTTTAATTTATAAAGTATGTTATATCCAAAATCTACTAATTCTTGTATAGCAGCTTTACCTTTATCAGTCGCATATGTATCTTCGACTTTCTTTGCAAGCGGTTCTATTAGTTTTTTTGCCTCGGGAGTGTTGAATACGGGATTCTTCATAAAATGAACAAACGCTTGTTCCATATAATCACTTATAGTTATAGGACCGTTAGTCGCGGCTTGAGCCTCATCAATATTGATTAAACTCTCAAAGATGGCGTTTACTGATTGATAGAATTTATGTTCTCTAGTAGTTGCAGGTTGATTTGGATCTCTACCATTTCTCCAAACTTTAGGCTTGACAGGATTTTGTGACATTTGATACTGTGCTGCTTGTGCTGCCGCTGCTTGTCTTTGTTGTCTTGTCTGTGTTGCTTGTTGTGCTACGTTTAGTACAGGTGCTGTACTTGGTGTCGGGGGTGCCGGCTTAGCTGCGGGCGCTGGATTGCTAGCCATGTTCGCTCGTGCTGCCGCTGCTGCTTGTGCTCTTTTTGCAGCAAAAGGATCAGCAGGGGCTGCCGGAGAACTTGGATTAGATGCTGCCTGACCCGGAGCAGCTTGAGTTGCTGCTGTAACAGTACCGGCTCTGATTTGCTGTTCTAATCCACTGGTTAACTCAGTGGTTATTTTATCAAAAAAAACTTTTTTAACCCTCTCGTCTTGTATTTCTTTTTCAGAACGAAACAAGGGTGCATTAACTTCGTTTAACTTCACAACTTTTTCCTTAATGACTTAGCGAATCTAGTCGGTTCTTTGCTTTTGATAGCACTCAGTAACTTTTTCTCTAATATCAATGCCTGTTCTTCTGGGTAATGCTTATTGATCATCTCTACTAGATTTATCGCACTGGTAATGATATTATGTGCCCTGCTCTCTATAACATGGCTAGCATCACGGTTATTTCCAAGTGCTTCTAATTCCTGTAACAGGGAGCGAGTTTTTGATTGCATATAAATTATCCTACTTGTATTTATCTGTTTATAGGAATAATCATTTCTTTAAGGAGTTCAATAATGCTTTCAATTTTGAACCTTGAACGTCCCCTTGTACTGTCTTAGTCAACGGTTCTATCGTTATTTCACCGGTGGATTGATCCACAGTATAATCTGTAACGGTAGCTTGTGGCTTTAATGTACTCATAATGTCATTTGCGCTAGGCTTTGGAGTATAACTTTGTTCCCCGTCAATGCCCGGGTCGCTAATACGCATAGTCTCAACATCGTATTCTAGATCGATCTTCATACCCACGCCCGTCGAACTACGACTTTTCATACATTGAATCTGATACTTGCCCCTCTCACGCATACTGCGACTCGTGAAGATACCAAACACATTGTCTGCTGTATTAATCTTACTGATACCACCTGCGATATGACTATGATCGAATTCGATCTCATCGACTGCACTACGATTCAACTGACTCGCGGTCACTAACAGTATACCCAGTTCTTTAGACAGATTGCGTAATTCTTCTGCGACATACTTGTCTTTGATGAACTGGTCGTTTGGACTGACTTTGATACTAACTGGCATAACTAAATCCAAGTAATCAACCATGACAAAATCAATCTTGATACCAGTCTGGATCTGTACCTCTTTCAGATATGCACGGATGTCGTTTACATTGCTCTGTGCAGGTAGATTCTTGACACGATACTTACCAGACTTCTTTCCTGCCATCTTGACACGTAGTTCTGTTGTGTCAATATCTTTACGAATAGCTTTTGTGCCCATCATGGTCAACATCGCATCAGTTCTCAATGCAGTCAATTCTTCGCTCAATTCTAACGTGACATACACCCCACTCATTCCCATCTGCAACCAACTCAATGCGATATTCATCATCACCAATGATTTACCTGAACCCGAACCACCTGCAAAGATATTCAATTCACCCCTGCTCATGCCACCATATAAGATACGATCCATCTGGGGCCAGCCAGTAGATACTTGTCCACCACTGTTGAAGTATTTATTGATACGACCTTTGGGATCAGCAAAGTAATCTGTACCCATGTCTTTCTGTAGACTAATCTGCACTGCATCTTTGATCAGTTTCTCTACTGGTTCGAACTCGCCCTTCTCAAGTAAGTCGGCTGCTTTGAGAATAGCCCGTTCTAGTTCTTGTCGTTTAGTGAACGATTCAAATTCATCAAAGAACCATTCGTAATGTCCGTCATTCAATTCTGGAATAGGATCGATGTCTATGCCAGTTGTTGCTTTGATCTGTGTCGTATCTGGCAATACTCTATACTTGTCTGTATGTGACTTGAACAACTCTGCCACTGGTCTAAGAGAACGATCAAAGTTCTCGCTATTCATTATGTTCATGACACGGGTATACAACTCCGCATTTGTTACCATCATCCTCAGAAATAGTTTCTGAACATCGGTCGTATATTCTAATTGTTTTTTAGTTTCCTGCTTTGCCAATTTTCTTCCTTCTCATTTCTATTTTGATTTTACTATTTGTTGCACACTGTAGTATACTTAACAGGGTAGGTAACTTACCATACTTTACTACAGCGTCATTCACATCTTTCACATCACTATCCCAATCAGGTAAACTGACACTATACCCTAACTCCAGTGCTTTATCACACAATGATAATCCTGTACTGTCTCTATCCGGAACCAGTATCAGTTGCTTGTTCAATGTACTGAGCAATAATGCTTGGTCACTATTGATGTCATTATGCATCAATGCCACACCATCAATACTCAATGCATCAAATATACCTTCTGTTACGATGCATACACTCCACTCAGGTTTCTGCATATCGATATTGAAAACATATCCCGGCTGTTGTTCATTGATATACTTGGGGATTTTGTTATCTAAGAATCTGCTCGTATGTCCTACAATCTTATTCTTGTATGTGTAAGGGATGATTACCCTATTGCCCATCCTACCCGGCTCATGTGGAGTGATCAAGAAAGGATAGTCATCACTATCTATCTTCCTACTTTGCAGATATTCTACATATACTTTGTGCGACGGATTATCCTTATCTACGATCTCGCCCTCAGGAAGTGTGTGTTCATTGAACTTGATTTTTATCTTTTGTTTCTTTGGCTGAGTAAAATCTATCAAGTCTTTTTGTTGTAGACTTTCTAAACTCCATCGTTTGACCTGTTGAATATCTATGCCAGACCAGACTAGTAGATTCTGTGTCTTTACATTTATGCTGCGACCTAATACAAAGTTACATTTGAACCCGCAATTGAAACAATGCATCGTCCAATTAGATCCATCGAACTTGATACCACCTCGCATCCGTTTATCTTGTCTATGACCAAAGTGGGTACAGCAGATAGCGTTAAAGCTAGTCCAACCCGAACTTGTTTGTTTCTTTTTACCGGGTAATATAGACAGGATATCAAACATCTATTGATTGTAACACAATCATAATGTTAAATCAAATTATCTGGTCAATATATTGGTTACTGCGCCCGCATTGCTCGTGAATTGCATGCGGATATATGGATGGAATCCTTGGATGACATAACCTACTGTCTGAGTAACATTAGCTACTTCTTCTGTGGTCGTGATATCATACCAATCATTGTCTACGATACTACTACCTTGAATGATCGTGTTTCCATAGAACTCTATGTATTCGGTCTGTATGGTCAATATAGGATTGTCACTAGTACTCAATACGCTAGAATAGTAAGTTAGATTAGCTTCTCCTGAACTATTTGGATTGGTGTTAGGGAATTGCTGTCCAGTAGGAATCGTCAGACTGTATGATGGAAGGAAGTTAGGTAATACTGAATTGACGATATTCATGACACCCCTCGCCCCTGCATTCTGATCTACGAATACAGGATAATCAAACTCATTGACGGGAATCTCTAGTGTGTAGTAACATTTCTGTGCTTCAATATCTATCAACTCACCTGGATTCAACATCAATGCACATATTCCAGTAGCACCAAACTGTATCGTTAAAGCTTTCTGCAATAGGATCTGATTTCCTTCATAGTTCAATATGCGGCAAGTTATGCTTTTACCCGTGATATCGACGGGTTTCTGTTCTTGATTCAGAAACTGAAACTGTATCTGATTATTGACACCTTTATGTAAAGTTAATGTCTTGGCGTAGACTGGCATATATCTCCTCGGTGAGAAGCCTGACAAAAGCACAACAGTGTTGCGCTGGGTGTAAAAAAATACTGCTGTTGAATACACAAATGTAAGCTCCTATAACGTATTTAGTATAATATATTAATTTAAATAACTTTGGTTACCCGATAAATAGACTGTTCACTACGATAATGATACAAAACGAATTTTTCAAAAGATTAACAGAAAATCACCCGTTCATAACAGTATGTTCGTACGCCAACCAGGATTATGTCGGAATCGTGCAAAATCGTGACGATATAGTGACTACGATATACGATTACGGTGCAATCGTAGATACATTTTTCAAAGAAAAATTCTTAGAATTAGGGGATACTTGGTGGTGGGAAAGTAATAGACTTATCCCGATCAATCTATTTTTAAAGGACGAGTGGAGTCCTTTTAAACCTTATCTGAGGACGTTTGCTAATAAAAGCCTAGTGATAGTGCATGGTCCTGTATGTAGCATGGACGAATTAATCAAGCGCCGTAGCAAAAGGCGTAGCATCACCCTGGTCAAGCGTCTCCCCTAACAGATTCATATGCACGACTACTAGTTGAGCATAAGCAATCGCATGTGCTTTTTTGAACACATACCCATCACTTCCTTTATCCCATACAGTTTTACTGATCTCGCCCCAAGCTTTACCAATCAGATGCTTTTTACCGGGACGAATGACTGCTAGAAACATAGCTAATCTTGGGATACTATCGATGGGTTCTGGCATCTTCTCTAAGTTGTAATACTGATTGTTCAAGTGAATCAGTTTCTCAACGAAAGATTTATCCTTCAGTTTACTCCATTCAGGTTCGCTCATCAATTTGTTGAGATGTCGTTCATCACGGACATTCGCATAGACATGAACATTCAATAAGTCTAGCTTGAAGTATCCACGCTTTTCTGCTACTGTGTAATCAATACTAGCAAAGTCATTGACTGGATCATAGGGAATAGGAGTGACATAAACACCAGTCGCATGTTTACGAATAGGATTGACATTACGCATTGCTGCGCTGGTATGTTTTATATGCCGTAACATTTCTGCTCTATCGGCAAAATCAATATCTACATCACTATCTATTCTCAAGGTGCCATTACTCCTGCTTTGATGAGTTTATGATACGCTTTTTGCACGACAATTGCTTGTCTTTCGGCATCCTCTACCGCTTTGTGGGTTGTAGTGTGACCACCATCTTTGAGGCTGACTCCTGTGACCTCATACAATGTTCTAGTGTCTCGTACGGTATAGAATGGCCACGGTATTCGCATTCCAAGTTGTTGCCATGCGGTCTCACAAGCCACAACGTCAAATGCAGCACCATTAGACCACACAGCCCTGCGATTCCAACAAAACTTATAAAGGGCATCCATTGCCTCTGCAAATGAAATACGTCCCTGATCTCCCATCGCTTCTTCGAGGGCTGCTGGATTTTGTGTAGACCACCATTCAATCGTATTGTCATTGATTATCCTATCGTATTTTTCAGTTTGTTCTTCAATCGTAGGACGCAATTCTAATCGTTCTACTACCCCACTACCTTTAGGATCAAACCGTACAGCTCCTATAGTCAGTATGACACAGTATGGACTCGTGTCCAGTGTCTCCAAGTCAATCATAATATCATTTGCCATAATTATCCTTTTTTAGTTTTACTGTAGGGTGCTTCAACTCTAGGCATACCACATTTTGAACAGTAGCATGTTGCTTGACTAACATGTCCTTTTGACCACCCGTCATCCCATATTTCCCAATTAGTCCATTTATGCCAGCCTAATCTACATGACAGTGATTGTATAGGTTCTAGTTCCTTGAGTATTCGCCAAGTGTTTTTCTTCTGGTATTTTTCACGCTGTTCTATCATGTTTGCCACATTTCATACATTGTTATCAATCTATCATCCCACAACTCTATTGTAACACATCCTCCAGCTAAGGAGAAGTCCCAACCTTGGTGTCTTTCACCGAAATTTCTTCTCATCCATTTTACTATAACTGCTGGATCTTCTTTATGAAATAAACAATCTCTAAGATAGACTTTTTTATGTCCATCTTTGTAGTTGTTATCCCTGCATAAAGAGGATGCGGTCTTGGGATATAATAGTGCGAATCGTTCTGTGTATGTTGTTATTGCCATATTACCATCTCAATCTTGCTAAAATATAATCACGTTCGTATCTAAATTTGATTTTAAATAACCAAACTTCATCATATACCCAAGTGTACAAACAATGTCTATCTGGGTTTTGTATGCTTGTCATTATCCAATCTACTAACTCTATCCGTTGTGGTATTGGGTCATGTTCATCAAGTTTGATAACTAGTTCATGCCATCCAGGCTTGATGTTTTCCCAATCTGTATTTCTCATTGAAATCTCAATAAGAATATCAAATACTTTTGTTCATCTACTATCTCGTAACCATCAGAGATGTTTCCATCAAGCATGTTCATCTTTATGCCATACTTCTCTTGAATATAAGATTCAAAATCATATCCATCAAACTCTTTTCTATTTGCCATGAATTCTACTCTTACTAACTTGAGCAGGTTCCAATACTTCCAACGATTCTTTCTGAAATGAATTTCAGGATCATCTTCATCATAATCTTGAAATGATTTTGGTATATTACTCACAACCACCTCAATGCAA